ATTCCTAATAAGAATACAAGTGTAGTCGGAGATGCGGTAACTGCTATTGAAACAGCTCTTGAAGCTATGGCAGAATTGTAGTTAATAACCTTTGTAAAGTAATTAATACAACAAACTAATTAAAGGGAGCTACTGATATTGTTCTGATGGATAATATTGGTGGCTCCTTTTTGTTTAAGTACGAAATGGATAATATAATACTTTATGCGTTAAAAGAGGGGTTAACACCGGCCATCATTGTAGTTATTTATTTATTAATAGTAAAGCTAATTGATTCTAAAAGAGAGAAAGCTAATATTAAAATCACTAATGATTTGGTTGCAGCTATAAATAAAATAAGTAACTTTCTTGACAATATTACTACTAATATTATTGATAAAGATAGAGATAAATGTCGTTGCGCTATTAGACAAGCTTTTCTTTCATCAGCATCTACTATAATTGAATTTGTTACAAAGACTATTATAAACAATCATATAAATACTAATAGAGATAATATTATAAATAATGTTGAACATTTAGTTAATGCTGAATATTATAATATTTATAATTCTCTTTCTCTTTATACTATTGACGGAAATAAGGTAAATGAATATCTTAAAGAAGAATGGATTAAAGAAGTAGAGAAAGATGCTATTGATATTATCTTTGATAAGAAATTAGATAATGAAACTAAAATACTTACTTTTAATAATAGGATGACAATTAAATGTCAAGATTTTGCTGTATATGTGACTAATAAAGCACTTTAATTTTATGTCTGATTATAAAAAACTTGTTTTAAGTTCTACTGTTTATTTAATTGAAGGTAATGAAGATATAGTTAATAATGAAGAATTTGGTTTTCTTCCTACTAATGATATTTTTGTTAATAATCAATATATGATGCTACTTAAAACCGCATTTGAAAATATTGGTTTATTCGATAAAGAACGTAGACAAAAACTTATAACTATTTATAATAAAATTATAGGTAGTTATAATTATATAGGTTCTCTTAAAGTTCCTATTGCAGATTTTACTATTGAACCTAATAATATAGAAATGTTAGTTGGTGAGAGTGTTGATGTTTATATTACTTGTGATCCAAAACTTACAACAGATGCTCATAGTATTACTATTTATAATGCTTATCCTACATTATTTAAAGTTGGTGAAACTAATGTTGTAGATAATATAATACATTTTACTGTTACAGGAAAAGATAATGGTAATGGTCATCTTGAGATTACAGGAGATAAAGTACAAAAGAATTTAGATATTATTGTAAATTATTAACATATGGATAATATAAATGAAAGTAATATTACAAATCCGCAGTATGTCTATATGATTATTCCTGCGGATTATGCTTGTGTTTATGCTCGTCTATTAATTTTGCTTAGTGATCTTGGTTATGAAATGTTACAAGATTGCAAAGCTGGATGTTCTGGTAGTAATAAAAATATTATTTCTTGTTGGAATATGTTTCAAGCAGCTTGTGCTGCGCATTCTCTCAATAGGACTAAAGAAGCAGATACTTTAATTAATTATATTAAAGCTCAAATTAGTAACATTTATAAAGGTTCTGGAGTTCCTGAAAATCTTGGTAGTGTTACTATGCCTATTGACGAGAATGGTGAGTTGTATGCTATGGTAACTTGTGGTTCTGTTCCTACTTTTGAAGTGGATGTTGAAACTGGTTTACTTAAAGAAGTTAAGAAACAAGGAGAAGTTTATACTGAAACTTATGGACTTACTAAAGATGATGTTCAATCTGATAAGTAATAACCAATAGTCTTCCTTTACGGGGGAACAGCATTGAAACTGATATGGCAAATATAACAGATATTGTTAACTCTATCGTTAGATATTTAGGTAAAGTTAGTATTACACTTAACGGTCGTTGGAAAGATAATATTGAATACGATCGTCTTTGTGTAGTATATGACGATTTTGCTTCTTATATCTCTAAACAAAAAGTTCCTGTTGGTACAAAACTTACTAATACTACTTATTGGCAAGTACTTTCTAATCTCCAAGAAGAAATTAAAATTGATTATGAAACTTTTAAAGCAGAAGTTCTTGAAGATATTGCTGATTTAAATAAACGTCAAATTGCTGGACGTATTGTAGTTGATAATGATAACGAACTTAATGCTTTAACTATTGAACAAGTAAATGCTGGAGCTGAGGTTTATGTATTAGATACTAAAAAGACTTATATAATTGATTCTATTGATACTCAAAACAACAAAGATTATCATGAACAAGTATATAATTCTTTAAGTACTGCTGCTTACAGTTCAGTCCCTAAAGAAGATAGAAAGGTAGAAAATATTAAAGTGCTTAAAGATTATGTTGTAGAGTTTGGTGATAAACTTACTACGTTTCCTATTACTCTTATTCAGGCCATTCTTGATCTTGAATCTGGTAAAAATTTAAGTTCTCTTCTTAGTATGTTTAATTACCTTGTTCTTCCTTGGAACGGTAATTTTGCTGCCACTGTTAACGAAGTTCCTTTGATTATGCGTAATCTTGGAACTCTTGTTACTTATAAAGACGCTGATGGTTTTATTTGGACTAAACGTTATAAACTTAGTGATTTTAGTAACATTAATTGGTCTAATATTGATAATTGGGAGGGATGGGATTTAAATACTGCCAAGGATGAAATTATTGCTGTTGTAGAAAAGATTTTTACGAACATTGATGATTATCCCCCCGTAAAGGAAGTTGTTGTACAGAGTGTTACTACTGCTACTAACGATGTACTTAACGATATAGCTTCTCATCCAGACCTTTATACTAAATTTAAAGCTATTATTGAAACTAAAGTTGGAGATGTATTTGCTAATTTAGATAATTATCCAGATTTAAAAACTCTTCTCAATACTTATGTTGTTAATCAAGTAAATTATATATTTAATAATATTGAT